AAAAGTTGGACATTTTAGTAATAGAGAGGAAGCAATGTTTAGGGAAATAATGGAAGTTATAAATACAAAATATGTTCCATATATTAAGTTTGCAAAGATATTTAATTACTCTATTGAAGATGTACAAATGATAATTGAAACATTAGCAGCACAAGGTTATGGTGGGTTTATATATGATGTATTTAAGGCAGAAGATAGTGCTAGCGGTAGTGTAATTGGAGAAATGAAAGAGATGTCAAAAGAATTATTTATGTTGGCAGATAGGACAGATAGCTCAATCATAGCAACAGTTCAACTAGGATTGAGTGATTTAAACACTAGATTTCTTGCATTAGATAATATTTCAACATCAAAACATATAAGTGAACCAGCAACAGAAGTATTATTAATTCGTGCTATGTGGGATGATGAAATTACTGGTGGGAAGCACGATATAAAGATAGAAACACCAACATTTGATAATCATGGTAATCCATTAAAAGATAAACAAGGAAAACCTATTATGAAACAAGTTCAAGTAGTTGGACAAGATTATAAAAAGATTAAATTAGTATTTTTGGCAAAAACTAGGAATACAGGACAAGGAATTGTATTGGCATATAAGTTTAATGGTGGATTTAATCAATGGGAAGAATTGGGATATTGTTATCCAAGTCATGAAAATAGAGGTAGAAAGTCATGAAATTTAAGAATATACAATTTACAGAAGATGATATTTTTAAGTTATTGGAAGCACTTGGATTTACTAATATATCAAATCACGAAAAAGAGTTTAAATTCTCGTGGTATGATGGTGCTTCTCCAAATGGAAGTTGTTTATTTAAAGATACACTTGTTTTTAAGTATTGGAGTAAAGGACTAGATGGAGATATAATAGAATTAGTAAAACATAAGCTAGATTGTGGATATAGAGAAGCATTTAAGTTTATAGAAGATTTTACAAATCAAAAATTAGTATATCAAAGAGAGATGACATCATCTATATTTCAATCTTATTTGGATATGTTAAGGCAAAATAAAGATGAGGATCATTATGAAATATATGATGAAAGAATTTTATTAGATTATAAGAAAACCATCTCGCAATTATTTCTTAGAGATGGTGTTTCTACTTTAATTCAATATAGATATGGATTAATATATGATGAAGGAACAAGTAGAATTGGAATACCAATTAGGGATTATGATGGTAATTTAGTTGGCTTATTGGGTAGATTTAATTATAAAAATGTATATGGGAATGTACCAAAATATCTACCAATAATTAATTATAAGAGAGGATTATTTTTATTTGGTTTAGGTGAAAATAAAAAATATATGCAAGATAAAATATATATTGTTGAAAGTGAAAAGAGTGTTCTTCAAGCTAACTCAATGGGATTTCCGAATGTTGTAGCATTAGGGACTTGTAATATTACAAAACAACAAAGAAAATTGTTTGAGAAAGTAAACTCAAATGAAGTAATTTTATTATTAGATGAGGGATTACCAGATGAGATGTATGAGAGAATAGCAAGAAAATTAATTAGTTTAAATCCAATTATTAAATATAAAATTAAATATATTAATGCTAATGATTGTGATTTAGGTAGAAAAAATTGTATATTTGATGAAGACATTAATAAAGTAAAATATATTTTAGAAAATAAATTAATGGAGATTAAGGAGTAGTGATATAGTGGACACAATACAAAAAGTTCAAGAATTAAAAGAACAAGGAATTGAAGTATATTCTTATTCCAGATTATCAAGTTTATATAATTGCTTATATGAATACAAACTTGGATATATAGATCATATTAAAGGTATGGATAATATATGGACAAAACTTGGAACATTAATACATGAATGTGTTGAAATGATTTATAATGGAGAATTAGATGTTAAGGATTTTGAACAAAAATACTTATTGGGGTATCAAGAAATTATAAATCAAGGATATAAATTTCCAAGTGATGTTATAGCGGAAAATATGCAAAGGAATATTCAACATTATATTTACACATTTAAAAAAGACAATGTTAAAACAGAAAATGAAAAACACTTTTTAGTTAATATAGCTGGTATTTGGATGCAAGGATATATAGATAAAATAATATTTAATGATGATGGAACAATAGATATTCATGATTATAAAACATCATCTAAATTTCAGTCTAAGGATTTACAAGATAAAGGAAGACAATTAGTTTTATATGCCTATGCTTTGGAACAAATGGGATATAAAATTAATAATATAGCTTGGAATATGGTTAAATATGTATGGACAAGTTATAAACAAAAGAATGGATTTAGTAAACCAGTATTGACAGATAGAAAAGATATTTGGAATAAACTTCAATTAAAATTATTATTATTTGCTGAGTTAGAGGGATATTCAAAAGATGAAGCCTATCAATTATATTTAGATTTGGCTAGTGATTGTAAGAAAGAATTGCCAGATAATTTAAAGAAATATTTTATTATAGAAGAAGGTATTGTTATTTATCCTTATAGTGAAGAAAATAAAAAAGAATTAATTGAATTTATAGAAAAATCACTTAAATTATTAGAAGAAGAAAAAGAATTTAAACCAGTAAAGATAGATAAATCAAATAGTTTTTATTGTTCTTTTCTATGTGGACAAAAGAATAGATGTGAGGTTTATAGACAATATATGGAAAGTTTGGAAATTAGTGAAGTACCTAAATTATTTAGGGAAGAAAGTAATATAAATGGTGGTGTTGAAGTTGACTTCAAGGAGTTTTTTAAATGATTTTATTTGAAGATAAAAGAAAAACAAAAACAATAAATATATTTCCACTAATCAAAAATAGTGTATTTAATGAAATACATTTAGTTGGAGATAGTAATGGATATAATATAGCAAATATCTTAGGTTGTAGTCCTAAGATGATTTCATATCCAGATAGCAAGCAATATAAAAAATTATTATTATCATTAAAAGGAATAAAAAATTGGAAGATATTAAAGAATGGAATTAAAACATTTGATAAAATATTTTCTAAAACACAATACTCTTATTTAAAGTCATCTGTAAATAGAGATGTTATATTGGAACAAAATTATTATAAAGTATTTATTAAGATGATATTGATGTCTAAGCCAGAATTTATCATCAACAAGAATGGGAAAATAATGTTTGAACAAGATGATAAAATTAAGAATGTGGAGATAGTAAGTTTTTTCTTTGAGCAATTATATAATAATTTATTTAATAATAATGTTGTAATCAAAGATTATCAATCATTTGAAAGATATTTATTAGATATTGATGATATATTTTATGAGAATAAATTATTTATATTTACTCCTAATTCATATCTAAGGGGATATATAGATGGTTTTAATTATGAATATTTATTATCATTATTAGATAAAATACAAAGAAAGAATGGATTTTTTATATTAATAGACGATTTAATATATGGGAAAAAGATTAATTTAATGTTAGAAGCTAGTGCAAAAATATGGAATAGGAAATCACAAGTTATAGATATCCCAACTGGGAAAGCTATGGTATTGACAAATTTATAATTTAATGATATAATAGGATATAAATTTAGAAAGGATGTGAGTCATATGTTATTAAAAAAATATGAATTAAATGGTGAAGTGTTATGTTGGAGAATGAAGTTAGAATATATTAAATATAGAAATGATAGTGTGTATGATATAAACGCAGGTTATATATCAACAAGTGTCAATGGAACTCCATATCGTAAGATATTAAATATTAACTGGAACAATATACATGGTATTTTGGCTGCATTATTAATAATCTATAACGATAGATTTGATTGTGATGTGAGAATTGAAGTACCAGATAAATTAGAGGATTATTTAGAAAATTGGTTTTATAATGGAGATTTAGATTATACAAGTTGGATATATAAAAAGAATAAAGATAAAGGAACTGATTATAATATTAGAAAAGTAGAGAAAGTATTGATTGCAAGATTAAGAAATTTATATCCATATGATTATTATAAAAAGTTTAAAAATATTCCAGATACAGATGATGAGGATCAAGAATATGATTTATTCTGTGATTATGTTGATACTTTATCAAGACAGTTAATTAATGAAATTATAAAAGATTTGGTTATATTACATAAAGAAAATAGACTAAATGAATTTAATCCATTCAATTTATGTGATGAAGCGTTTAAAATCTATGATCATAAATTAGTAGATAAGGATAATGAGGAGTTACTCACCAAAGGAAGAATTGATTTATCTAGCGTGTTAGAAGAAAATCCACTTAAAAAAGCATTAGAAGAAGCAGAAATGTTTATTAGAGAACAATCAAGAGAATATCAAAGATGGGTAGATAGTATTATTGCAAGAGAAAATGAAAGAAGCCCTTATGATGTAAGGGATGTTAGAACTATGGAATTAACAGATGAAGATATAATTAGATTTGCAAATCTTGGATTATGGGAGAATGAAGATGAATAAAGAGTATATTAACTATCATTGCCATAGTTATTATTCTAATTCAATTATAGCAGATAGTCCTGTTTCCCCAAAAGAATATATAAATAGAATTAAGGAATTAGGACATTCTGTCTATGTTTCAACAGAACATGGGATTAGTTTTAACTGGGCAGAAAAGTATTTATTATGTAAAGAAAATAATATTAAGTTTGTTTTTGGTATTGAGGGATATATTTTATATAATGAGAAAGTATATCATATTATGTTTGTGGCTAAAAATAAAAATGGTATGGTTCAATTAAATAGATTAATAAGCGATGCTGTAATTAATAATTTTAAATATAGTAGACCAAGAGTAACGCTTGAAACCATAAAGCAATTTATTAATTCAAATGATGTAATGTGTACATCTGCATGTTTAGCAGGTTTGTTAAAAGAGCCATCATTAATATTAGTTAAAGAATTATATAAATTCTTTGGAGATAATTTCTTTTTAGAAGTTGCATATCATAAAAGCCAAAGACAAATAGAAATAAATAAATTAGCAAAAAAAATTAGTGAACAAGTTGGTATAAAATTAATAGCTGGGAATGATAGTCATTATATTTATCCAGAACAAAAAATATTAAGAGATGAATTATTAGCTAGTCGTAGAATTGTTTATGCAGATGAAGAAGATGATGAAACGCAATTTTATATGGATTACCCAGATTATGAAACTATGTTTAATAGATTTAAAGAACAAGGAATGTGGGGAGATGATGAGATATATGATTTTATTGATAGAACCAACATTATTGGAGAATTTGATGACATTACTTTTGATAATAATTGGAAAGTACCAACACTTTATCCACATTTAAGTAAGCATGAAAGACAACAATTGCTTATAAATGAAGCTAATAATAGATGGAGTGAATATAAGAAACATATTCCAGAACATCAATATAGTGAATATATAAAAGCTATTAGATGGGAGTTAGATGAATGGTTGAAGTGTGGAATGGAAGATTATTTATTAACAGCAAGTAGGTTGGTTGAAGAAGGAGTAAAACTAGGTGGGGTTGTAACTATGAGCGGGAGAGGGTCTGCTGCATCTTATATAACAACAACATTATTTGGACTTTCAACAATAGATAGAATACAAGCAAAAGTACCATTATTGCCAGAAAGATTTATGACAGCAGATAGAATTATAGCTGCACATTCAACCCCAGACTATGACATAAATGTATATAATAGAGAGAAATTTATTGAAGCACAAGATAAATTGTTGGGAGAAGAAATGAATTATCAATTATGTGCATATGGTACACTTCAACAAAAGTCTGCGTTTAGAATGTTGTGTAAAACAAGAGATGATATTACGGTTGATCAACAATTATATATTACATCTAAGATAGAGGAATTTGAGAGAGATTGGAAACATGGGAGTGATGAAGATAGAGAAACTATGGATATTTCCAATTATATTGTTGATAGAGATATGTATAAAATATATGAACAAGCAATTAAATTTCTTGGAACTATAACAGATATTAAAGGTAGTCCTTGTAGTTGGTGTATAGCAAACGATAATCTTATGGAGATATTTGGTTTATGTCGTGCTAAGAATGGAGATATATTATTAAATATAGAAGGAAATAAAATTGAGAGTTTTGGTTATTTAAAGATGGACTGGTTGATAGTTGATGCTGTTGGAATTATAGATGCTGTATATAAAGAAATTGGTATTACTGTTCCAACATCAAACGAACTATATTGGTTAATCCAAGACGATAAAGCAACTTGGGATATATACGCAAAGGGAATAACTTGTTGTGTAAATCAATGTGAACAGCCTAAATCAAAGCAAAAGGTTATGAATTATAAACCTAAATCAATAGAAGAATTATGTGCATTCGTTGCCGGTATTAGACCCGGATTTATATCTAATTATGATAAGTTTGAGAAAAGAGAACATATGGAATTTGGAATAAAAGAATTAGATGAATTATTACAGGGAAAGTTCTTGGATAGCTCGTGGTTGCTAAACTAATAAACACGAGGTGAATTTATAATATGAGTAAAAGAAATAAAATTGAATATACTTTTGATGAATTAAGATATTTATTTGAAAACAAATATAGAAATTTAACAAATATGTCAAAAGACTTGAATATTAATGTTAATACATTGAGATCTATTTTTTCTAGGAATAAATATGATATTTCGGTATATAGTTGTAGAAATGGAAATATATATAATATTGATTTTATAAAAGACAAAGAATTTTATTATTATTTTCTTGGATTTATTGCTGCTGATGGTAGTAGGAAAAATAATAGGAAAAATGAAATAACAATAGAACAAGGAGATAAAGATATGTATATATTAGAATTATTTAGAGATAAAATATGTCCAAATAAAAGAATTGCACCAACTAAAAGTGGTTATCATTATATAACATTTAATAATAAAATTATTGGGGATATATGTGATAAACATAATATAATTTGCAACAAAACAAAACATTTGTCATTAGCGACTATCCCAATAAAATATATAAGACATTTTATTAGAGGGTATTTTGATGGCGATGGATGTTGCTATGTGTCAAGTGGAGATAGAATAAGATGCAATGTAAGTATATTGTGTACTAAAAGTACCGCAAAATTATTTATGGATACATTTATTGATAATGACATTCATTCAAAATGTTATCAAATAAAACATCAAAATAATGGAAATTTTTATAGAATTAGTATTTATTCAAAAGAAAGTGTATTTAAAATATTTGATTATTTTTATAAAGATAGTCAATATTATTTGAAAAGAAAATATAATAAATTTATAGAATTTATGGCGTCTATCGGTGAAAGTCGTTAGATTATTATTGGGGAATTAAACTGGGAAGTTAAGTCTTAATTGATATGCTAATCAGAGTTTGAAGGGTTTGAAAGTTATTGAAAAGATGATGAGTACCAAACGCAACGCATAGGGAGTGAAATAATCTCCCCACGAGTCCCCGACACCTAAGTTATAGAAATAATATGGTGAAAAGATATGCTGAGCTAGATATGAAATGACATATCGTAGTATAATATTTTATTAATATTATATGATGTTGGAAACAACTAGAACTAAAAGATAAAAAACTTTTAGGATAACAAACTGATATCAAGAACAAACTATGAGAGTTCTGAATTATTGTGGTTTTGAAAAAAAGGAAACTTATGATATATTAAAAGCTATATCAAAAAAGAAAGAAGAAAAAATTAAAAGTGCAAAAGATAAATTTTTTAGTAAAATGAATGAAGTATTATCACAAGATGAAGAGAGTCATAGAGAAAAAGTTATATCTTTAATATGGCAAGTAATAATAGATAGCTCAAATTATGGTTTTAATGTTTCGCATTCGTACAGTATGGCTCACGATAGCTTATGGATTGCATATGCTAAGGCACATTATCCACAACAAACTTATGTTGGTTTAATTAAATATTTTAGCAATCTTCGTAAACTTGATAAGATAAGAACACTTAAACAAGAAGCAGAGAAATACTTTGGTATTAAACTAATGGATAGAAAATTTGGACAAGATAATAGAGTTATTAATGTTCAAGATAATATAATATATCAATCATTAGATAGTGTTAAAGGAATTAATAGTGAAATAGCAAACTTAATTTATCCTATAAAAGATATGAAATTTAATACATTTGATTTATATATTAAGTTAAAAGAATTGGGATTAAATAAAACTCATATAGGAAATCTTGCTAAGATAGGATATTTTAAATTTAATGATAAAATGTTGTGGCTAGTAAATAATTATAAAGAATATAAGCAATTAAATAAAAATAAAGTAATAGAAATATTTGATAGTAAAGTAATGGATTGTACAATAGATTTATTATATTTAGAGTTAGTTGATGCTTGTAGCAAAGAAACAAATTCATTATTAAAGTTTGATGATGTAACAACTGTAAGTAGAATACTATTTAATCATTTATCTTGGATAGATATACCAGATATTCAAAAGTATTATTGGGAAATGGATTTAATTGGTGAAGTAATAACACCTCATCCAGAGAACACAAAATTTTATATTGTAGAAAAATATAATGAAAATAAAGGAAGTATATTATTATTTGACCCAGAAGTGAGCAGATTGGAATGGTTTATGTATAAGAGGGGATTGACAATAGCAAATAAAAATGTTATAATGGTAGGAGATGTGGAAAGAAAAGAAAAAGGATTGCCTATAATAAAACAATTCATGGACTTGACTTCCATATTTAAAAATATAAAATAGGAGAAGTGATAGTATGAAAAAGTTTTTAGTTAAGAATGTTTTTGAGAAAAACAGTAAATATGAAGTGATTGAAGTTGCAGATAACGCAAAAGAAATTTACTTAGGAGAAGAAGTTATTGTTGTTGATGGAATAGACAGAGAACTTGAACCAATAGTGGTAACCCATCAATGTAAATTTGAGATTGGAGAAACAAGAGAAGATGCACAAGAAACTGGTATGTTTATTGAGTTCCCAGCTGTTAGAGTAATATTAGAATTATTACCAAAAGACTTCAATGGAATTGATGAGAAAGAATTTATCAATCAACAAATAGATGTACTTAATGATGAAATAATTACATCTCAAACTGCAATGAGAAGTATTACAGAAAGTGCATTAGATGGAGTATTTGGTGCTAAGGGAATAACCCTTAATTAATATTTAGAGGTGATGGATTTTATGGATAAGAAATTTAAAGTAGCAATATTAGTAGGACATAATTCAAGTCAACAAGGAGCTTTCTCAAAAGAGTTGAATATGACAGAATGGCAATATAATAAAGAAGTGGCTAATTATCTTCATGAAAAAGATGGAGAAATGTATGATGTATATTTTAGACAACCACATCAAAGTTATAGAAAACAAATGCAAGATGTATTAGATGTTATTAATAGAAAATATTATGACTTAGTTGTTGAATTACATTTTAATTCACATAGCGATGCACAAGCACAGGGTTCAACTGGATTACATTATAAAGCAAATTCTAAGGTTATAGAATATTTACATCTATTTCAAGATATGTTAAAGAGAATTTGGGGAGTAGTTAAAAGACCATTAATTCCTATAACAAAAGAAGATTTAAATAGAGTTAATGGAGCATATGGAATACTTAAATCAAAAGCAGATTATGTATTGCTTGAACCATTTTTTGGAAGTAATCAAGAGGAAGCTAGAAAATTTAGATCTTATTTACAATATGCAGATACATTAGATAGAAGTATTAAGAAATATTTGGAGAGTGTTGAAGATGGAAGATCAAAAGAATAAAACATTAGGACAAAATATTGAAGAAATTATACATGTAAGACCACAAAATACCTATGCTGATAATAGAGAAAAGAATGATTTAGTCAATCATCCTCAACATTATACAGGAGATATTGAATGTATTGATGTAATCAAACAACAATTTGGATTAGATGGAATGATTAAGTTTTGTTTAGGCAATGCAATGAAGTATATATTTAGATGTGAACATAAGGGTACAACTAAAATGGATTTGCAAAAGGCAGTGTGGTATTTAAATAAAGCAATAGATAATATGGAATAGGAGATGTTAGTATGAAAACTAAAACATTGGTTGATAATATTCCTACCTATGTTATTCATATTAATAGTTTTAGTACAAGTAGAGGGGGACGGATAATAGTTCGTATAGATGAGAATACCATCTTAAATGGAACATATATTCGTTCCTCTATTAAAAATGTAAAAGCTATTAAATGTGTATTAGATGGAGATGAATATTATTTATTTAAGAATAAAAATATTGGATTATTTATGTTAGAGAAAGATACAATTTATGAGATGAATTGTGAATGTGAGAAGTGGGGGAATTTAATTGGATTATAAAATTGATACTAGGTTAGAAAGCAGAATAGATAGAGAAAGATATATTGGAAAACAATTTACCACTAATCAAGGATATGATTATATTGTTTTAGGAGTGTGGGAATATTCTCCAATAGGAAAAGAAAAAAGATATGTAATAGAATTTGAAGATGGAGAGCAATCACTTGCTTATTCATCAACAATAAAGAATGGTAGTATTGGGAAATATAAAGGAATGAAATTACAAATTAAAAGAGATAAACCAATAAAGACTATTTTATTAATGAGTGATTTACATTTTTGTTATGAAGATAAAGATTGTTTGGATATATTTTATCAAGTTGCTAATGATTTAAGAGATGAAATAGATGAATTGGTTGATTTAGGAGATGGGATAAATAATAATTCTTTGTCTAAGTTTATAGATATTGAACCAACACAATATACTTTAATAGAGGAAATTGAAGCATATAAAAATCATATAATGAAAATGAAAGAAATCCTAAACAAAGATACTAAGTTTGTGGTATTACAAGACAATCATTTCCATTTAAGGAAAGAAAGATGGTTGACAGAGAACCCGATGCTTAGAGGATTAATCCCAGATTTATCTCCATTGTTTGATATTGAGGTTGAGCATGGAGTACCATATATGCCATTCAATCAAAATAGATTTGGTTTAATACATGGTATATCATATGGTAAATTCTTCACTAAGCAACACATAGAACAATATGGAATAGATATTATATGTGGACATACTCATACAATGCAAATGTACACAAGTAGTTCTGGTAGAGTAAATGTACATCCTATTAGAAGTTATGGTGTTCCATGTATGTCTAAGCATCAAAGATATATGCAAGGAAGACCAACTAGACAAATTTGTGGATTTGGAGTATTAACTTATGATACAGAAACAAATAATTATAATATAGAATATGTTATAGTGGAAAATAAAAGTGCTATATTTAGGGGTAAAAAATATGAAAGTAATTATATAGGACGAGAGGAGTTGATGAATTAATGAAGTATTATCCAATAGAAGTCAATGAAAAAATAGGAAGTAATCGTATAATGAAAGATGAGTTAGATGGGAAGTATTATCCAACAACAAATTACTTTAAAGGAATAGGATTTGATACAGAAGAAGAAGCACAAGAATTTATTGATGAAGTTTTGAAGGAAAGAGATTATATAGATGAAGGAGTTGTTGGATATGAAATTGAATGCTCAAAATAGAGAATACTTAAAAGAACAAAAAAAAGAATTATTAATAATAACAGATATAGATTTAGATGGAATTAGTGGTGCTGTGTTAGCATCACTTTGGTTTCCATTGGCAACCATTTATTCTACTAGAACAGATATAGTTGGAGAATTTATAGATAGTGGAAGAATATATGAATTTACTGATGTGATGTTTATTGATTGCAGTCCTAAGACAAGAGATGAATTTAATAGTATATTAGAAATCTTTGGAGTAGAACATATATTTATATTTGATCATCATCAATCTTTATTTGATATGTTACCAAAACAATATATAGATAAATTTAATATTGAATTAAGATATTGTGCCACATATATATTATATAATACTTTATATTTAGATAATAATTATTGGGATGGTAGAATTGAAGGTTATTGTAGGTTAGTAGATATTTATGATAGATGGTTAGATAAGGATAACGAGAATAGTTTTCTTGATGCCAAAACTCTTAATATGAAATTATCTTATTTAGGTGAGCATGTATTTAAAACAAGATTAAGAAATTGCTTATTAGGAAGCAAAGAGTTAGATGTTATACCAAATAATTTAAAAGATGGATTTATATATTATATGGAAAGTATATCTAAATATATAGAAAAAAAATGTAATGAAGCCTATATTATAGGAGATGAAGCAATAACATTTGCAGAAGAATATAAGAGTGAAATAGCAAATCAACTATTAAATAGATATAAAGGAAAGATTAAAAGAGGAATAGTAGTAGATGTATCAAAGAATAGTGTATCAATTAGGAGTAAAGATGGTAGTGCATTAGATAAAGCTAATAAAATAAGTTATCTAAGTGGTGGACATGAGAATGCTTCTGGTGCTAGATTAGATGGATTAAAAAAAGAGATTATAGATATGATAGCTAATAAATAATCTTTATTCCTAATCCTATGTTCCACAAAGGAAAAGGAAATAAGATATACAAATTAAGGGATGTTCGTAAGAACATTCTTTTTTTTCCCACATATAAGGATGCATCA